TCACTGTGCTCGCTGTTATATACAGAGCCATAAGGTTAGTTTGAGCCGTCTAGCTATAGTGCGTATACAGTCTATATGACTTATACAGTGTATGGCATACTCAACATGAGTGTGTCCGTGTATAGCGTACTAGACTTATTGGCCTTTAAGTTCATTATCAATATGATTATCTGCACAAACTAGTAATCCATTCGGAGGTTATCAAGGCGAATTCGGGCGCAAAGGTCTTGAGAGGTCTCGAGGCGGTTACCAAAGTGGGAATCAATCAAAAAGGTCCGCCGGAATGTCAACCGATTTTTGGTGAAGGTGTTGCGTTTTTCCAAACCCGTCGCCGAACCAAACGGGTTAGTTAGCGCCAACTAACCGAGAATCGTTCGCCCAGCCTCGCCGTCCATCCCCTTAAGCAGTTCGAACACTATTGCGGTCTACCCGTTTTCTTATTATGTCTTAATTATAGCGTCATTTTGCCCATTTGTCAACCGGCGTGACGAACCCATGACGGCTGTGTGGGTATTATTTGGTCCTTGACATTTTGGTGAACTTGCGCTATAATACATTTTTAAAGGAAATAAAGATGTCAGACGCACAAACTCTTAAGCGCAAAATCGACAGTTTAATGCTACAGTTACAAGACTTGTTGGACCAAGCGGGTTTAGACGAGCACGAGCCTTTGCAAAATGCATTTAATGCACTAGCCTGCGAGCTAGACGACGTTGTATTTTAACAACAGGTCGAGTGCGGTCTGCACTTGACATTTTGGTGAACCTTTGCTATAATTATGATATGATGGAAACAAAGACACGCAGAACCCCACGCAAGGACAGCTCCTATGTCATATACGAGATGACTAGCGAGCTTGGGGACTCATATATCGGACTTACCCGCAAGGGCAATGTGACCCCGGTTAAAGCGGTGTTAGAGCGGTGGCGCAAGCATAAGAGCCGTGCTCGTAACGAGAACCGTACATGGGCGCTCTATGTATACTTGAAGACTGGCGGTCTGGACTTGGGCTGGACGCACAATATCCTAGCTATCGTGCGTGGCCGTGCTGAAGCTTATGCTTACGAGCGCGAGCTGGTCAAGATGGCGGAGCCCACATTGAATGATCAATACTTATAGGAGTGCATATGATAGCAGAAGACATACGAGAGCGATTTGATACGAGCCATGGTACACCATTTGATCGTGGCTCAGCAGACAGTTGGTACAGCCGTCCTTTCAATCCCCACTATGGCGGAGTGGGCGGTGATAGTGGTAGCCGTGTTGAACTGGCTGATATGACAGCGGATGAGATAGTGGCCTATACGGCGGGCTACAATTGGAACGAGCAATACGGCGGCAAGAAGTGCTGGGATTGACAAAGGTTCGGATTGGTGTTATACTATACACTTAAACACTAAAGGAGCGCGATATGTATACAGTTGAAATCTACAAAACGGACAAGCGGACTAAGGCAGGCGAGCGACTGGTCAGCAAGACGGACTATGAAGTAACGGAGAAGTCTATGCTTGAACACACGGTTAAGCATACCTACAGAGCAAGCCAGGGCTTCCGCTATGAGATCCACGAGACTTATGTCAAGCGGACCAACATGATGGGTGGCAAAGAGTACACGGAACGCTATGACACTCCGCGCTATTGTAGCCCTTCAAGCGAAGCCTACTGGAGCATGTAATACCCTTCCAAGCTGTCAGGTCTCTTCAACGGCGGCTTGACAGTTTGGAGAACTGGTGCTATACTATAGGCTAAGTTAAACAAAAGGAGTGAGCGATGCGTGATGAGATTTTGGCCAAGCTGGCGGAAGTAGAAGAATTGCTGGCGAAGGCAACTCTGGATGGCGATCCTTTGGCAGAGATGACGTGCTTTGAAGAGGTTACGAGTGCATTGGGTACGCTGACAGAAGCGGTTGACTATTACGTGGATTGATGCTATAATATACACTTACACAGACAAACAAGGAGCGAACCATGTTTAAACTATTAAGTACAGCGAACCCCAAGATCCAAAAGGGTACTAAGATGGGCTACCTCAGCTTCATCCTACACCTTGCCCCAGCAGACTTGAGCGGTCGTGAGACCTGCCCCAAGCGAACAGCGGGTTGCACTGCCGCATGCCTTAATACTGCCGGGCGTGGTGGTATGTTCAAACGTGGTGAGAACACGAACATGATCCAAAAGGCTCGTATCCGCAAGACAGAATACTTCTTCAATGATCGTGCTGGCTTTATGGCTGACTTGGTTAGCGACATTAATAAGGCTATCAAGTTCGCAGCCAAGCAGGGTTTGACCCCCGTGTTCCGCTTAAACGGTACGAGTGACCTTAGCTGGGAGAAGTACGAAGCGGCTCATGGCAAGAACATCTTTGAATTGTTTGACTATGTTCAGTTCTATGACTACACTAAGGTCTTGGGTCGTAAGGTCAAGCACCTTAAGAACTACCACTTGACCTTCTCCAAAGCTGACGGCAACGACAGCGATGTAGCAGAAGCCCTGTTCCAAGGCATGAGCGTGGTTGCTGTCTACGATCAGATCCCAGCGGGTGTGCCCAGTGCAGACGAAACTGACCTGCGCTTCCTGGATCCCAAAGGCATCATGCTTGGACTTAAGGCTAAGGGTCGTGCAAAGAAAGACTACTCGGGCTTCGTAATCCGTGTGGCGGAGGTAGCATGACAGGCTTTCGTAGTAAGAAAATGAGTGCGGCGGATAAACTAAAGGAGCAGGGTATGAAGAAGGTCATCGTTGAAACTGTATTGACACAAGAGCTTGAAGTGCCTGAGTCGTGGGATCGCTTTGATGTGTTTGACTTCCTAGCAGAGAACCAATCGTTCCGTACAGCCTTCCAAGGTGTAAGCAACGAAGATCAAACAGCCCGCATCGTTGACTTGGGCGTGGTAACTGAAACTGTAACTGAAATGGGCGAGGAGGCCTTTGATGAGTGAACTAGCATATGATATTGAACAGCTCTACATTGACGGGTTGAGCCCCCGGGAGATTGCAACCCAACTGGAGTGCCCAGTGTCGTTCGTCTATGATTGGCTGACCGAACAGGGTGTTGCAGAAACGCAACAGGAAGAGTTCAGCCCCTACAATGGGGCTTGACATTTTGGTTGAGTGACGTTATACTATAGGTTAAGTTAAACAAAAGGAGCGACACTTATGTATGATATAGTTCAAAACCCAATCCCCCGTAGCGGTATGTGGGCAACCTACAGTCTAGAAGACCTGCAGGCCAGTCTACAGAAGCTGTCGGGTGCAGAGCGAGCACTGGCAACCCACTTTGTCATGCTCACGCTCAATGCCTGTAACCAGGTGGTTGAAGACGAGATCCTGAGCAAAGACGTATTCGCAAGTTAAGGAGCAGAGCTATGAAACTAGAAGGACTGACAGAGCACCAGGTAGAGCTCCTGGACACCATGTGGGCCATCGAAGAGTTCACAGAGTTGGAACAATGGATGGACACGCTGTCCAAAGCAGATAGGTTTGAAGCAGAGAGCCTACAGCGTCTAGTGGTTTTGGAGACATTTGAAGAGCTGTTGGAGCAAAACAAATACCCTGAAGCTAACATGGTTATTGATAGGTTCAAGTTGACAAAGTAACGAAGTGGCGTTATAATTGATTTAAGTTAGAAGATAAAGGCGATCCTCAAATGTAAGAACCCAGCAGTAATGCAAAAAGGGTTGTAACCAAGGGATACGAAGCGAGTTTGGAGACTCGGCCTAATCTTGTTAGGAAAGAGTTAGAGGTTACCTACACCGCTAGGGCTCTGGGAAGACGACAATGTCGACGGATGTTGGTCTAGTCCAGGTCATGAAATAGGAGCGCGAGCTCTGGAGAAGCGGCGGACAATGTAGGAAGTAATGACGGTACAAGCCCTTGACGGAGACGGTCCCTTGGGCAGACTACATGTTCCTCTAGTTCTTTCCTAACTAGGTTGACAAATTGGTTGAGTGGTGCTATACTATAGGCTAAGTTAAACAAAAGGAGCGCGATATGGGAACACGAAGCAGAATTGGCGTAATGCACGGAGACAATGTCAAGAGCGTATATTGTCACTGGGATGGCTATCTAGAGCACAATGGAGCTATCCTCCAAGAGCACTATGACAGCGTGAAGGCTAATCAACTGGTGGCACTGGGTGACTTGAGCAGCCTGCGCCCCAACATTGGTGAGAAGCACAAGTTCAGTCCATTTGATTGTGACGAACTTACCTCAGAAGAATTTGAAAAGCAGTATGGTGGCATGTGCACCTTCTACGGACGTGACCGTGGCGAGACGGGTGCAGAGTGGAAGACCCATACCAACTTCGTAGACTTCTTTGCAGAGGTTGAAGGCTCGTGGTGCGAGTGGTACTACATCATGCGTGATGGTGTTTGGTATGTGGGCAATATCTATGAGAAGGACGAGCGTTTCTACAAGAAGCTTGTGCCATTGACAGAAGCCCTTGCTACAGTTAAGGAAGAAGCATAATGCAAACATGGAGAGCAGTCGTTGAAGTCAATGGCACTCTACTGAGCGTAACTGTTCAGGCTGAGAATAAGTACTTTGCCGAGTGCCAAGTGGCCGCTCAATATGGTAAAGAAAACATTCGAAGCTTGATGGAAAACTATTGACAAAACAGCGAAAAGGCTGTATAATTAATTTTTAAACAAGTTAGGAGCGACAAATGGCGAGAGTTGTAACTATGGAGATGATGGCGGAGATGACTACAGCGAAGAAGGCCTCTAAGGGCGAAGTCAAAAGTCTAGAGATGGACAAGGTTGAGAAGATTCTCAACGAGAGCGACGAACAGATTATGGGCCGCTTGCGTGAGCGTTTCAACATCCTAGACGACATGACCCGTGCTGTGAAGAAGGGTGCTGTACGTGCCATGATCGTATCCGGACCTCCAGGCGTAGGCAAGAGCCACGGTGTAGAAGCTGTACTGGGCAAGCATGACATGATGGCTAATATTGCTGGCAATGAGAAGCTGAAGAAGTACGAAGTGGTCAAGGGTGCTATGAGTGCGCTGGGACTGTACAGCAAGCTCTATCAGTACAGCGATGCCAAGAACATCCTTGTGTTTGATGACTGTGACTCCGTGCTGTTGGACGACCTCTCCCTTAACATTCTCAAGGCAGCATTGGACAGTGGATCAAAGCGTATGATCCACTGGAACACAGACTCGCACATGTTGCGTCGTGAAGGTGTGCCTGACAGCTTTGAGTTCAAAGGCGGTGCTATCTTTATCACCAACATCAAATTCGAAAACGTTAAGAGCAAGAAGCTCCGTGATCACCTTGAGGCATTGGAGTCACGCTGTCACTACCTTGACCTTACCATTGACACAGAGCGTGAGAAGGTTTTGCGCATTAAGCAGATCGTTGAAGACGGCATGCTGGACAAGTATGAGTTTGAGCCGGGTGCAAAAGAAGAGCTCCTGGACTTTATTGATCAAAACAAGAAGAAGCTGAGAGAACTCAGCCTACGTATGGTGCTCAAGCTGGCGGATCTCAAAGCAGGGTTCCCTGACCGCTGGACTGGCATTGCAGAGATGACTTGTATGCGCCGAGGTTAACTGATTCGCTCCCAGAAGGCTAAGCCACAAGTCTAAAAACCCGATGTAGGGTTTTTAGGGCCCGGATTCGCTCCCCGGGCTTTTTTTTGGTTGACATTTTGGTGAACCTGTGTTATACTTACAGTATAGACAATAAGGAGTGCATATGAAGGTAAAAGTAGTAAACATAGAAGCGGCAGGGTATTACACTAGCGAACACGCTAGCGGAAGCACTGTAAAGGTTACACTACAGAGAGGCAAAGCGATTGCGAGCTGTGACGAGATACTTATTTGGGAACCTGAGTACGCAGAAGATTGCTTTGACGAATGGCGGGATTGTGCGCTTGCAGGCGAAGCAGGATACACTTACACGGAGTAGGGTTATTATAGCACACTTGACAAATTGGTTGAGTGGTGCTATACTATAGGCTAAGTTAAACAAAAGGAGCGCGATATGGCCACAGTAGAAGGACAGACAGTTAACATTGGTGACTGGGTAGGCTTCAAGTCAGACATAGAGCAGTCGGGTAAGATTGTAGACATCAAGTCTAGCTATATGGGTGTGTCCCTGATCTTGGAGAACTTGAGCGGGTTCTCAGGCGACTACATTGGTGGAGATACAATAACCACACAGTTGGCCAGGGATTGCTGGATCGATTGACAAAGGTTCGGATTGGTGCTATACTATAGGCTAAGTTAAACAAAAGGAGCGAGTATGTTGAATGTGGATCGGATTGTAAAGGTATACAACGGCCGTTGCGGTTGTATGTGCGGATGCAACGGCAAGTATTCATATACAGCCGACGGTGCCAAGAATCACGGCCCAGGCTACGATGTAACGGATAGCGTCAACGAACGCAGTGTTAGGATCATTGCTAAGAAGATCTTGTCCAATCCCAATGTAGAGTTTGAAAGTAACTATGCCTTCGTAGAAGACCGCGCCCGTAACAAAATGCAAATGGTAGTTTTTAAGGAGCAAGCATGAATGATGTAAACGACTTTGCCATGTTCACCGATCAAGGTGAAGTGGTAGCACAGAAGGTAGTGGAGCTGGCCCAAGCTGCCGGACTTGACTGGAAGCAGACAATGAGCATTATGCGGTTCATTGGTGACCAAAAGCGAGATCAGTACGGTGAAATCAACGACACCGCAGTGCGTGAAATGATCTATAGCCGTTGTGGATTTACAACAAGTTTCTACGCATAACGGTTGACATTTTGGTTGAGTGACGCTATACTATAGGTTAAGTTAAATAAAAGGAGCAGAGATGAACATTAGCACACTAGAGCAGTATGTAGAAAAAAAGAACAGTTGGGGCAAACTGTTTGGGAATAAGCCACTGAGCCTGTTGAGTGCAACGGATCGTCAAAAGATTGCGGACAGCATTGACAGTGACCTTAGCCCAGAGAACCTCACATGCGATGGTGAGCTGCCACGCAGTCAAGTTCAAGCTCGCTACAAGATGCTGACCCGTGCGGCACAGGAGTTGCAGAGCATTGATTCTTCAGTAACCTTTTACGAATTCAACTAAGGAGCCCTTATGCCTAATTGGTGCAACAACACATTGGAACTGGCCCACGAAGACCCAGCAATGATTGAGCGGGCTAAGAAAGCCTTTGCAGATGGTAGACTGTTGGACGAGTTCTGTCCAGTGCCAGAGAGCCTGCATATTGTAGCAGGCAGGGTTGGTGACGGTGACGAGCAGAAGAAGTTGGAAGAGGACACTGCCCGTAACCTTGCTGTCCACGGGTATGGCAACTGGTATGACTATTGTGTGAACGAGTGGGGAACCAAATGGGATGTTGGTGGCAATGACTACAACGAACCCATTCAAGAAACGCCTAACAAGATCACAATGAGTTTTGACAGTGCGTGGGCTCCTCCTACTACGGCCATGGACAAGTTTGAAGCATTGGGATTCTCAGTGCGCCTTTATTACTACGAACCGGGTATGGCCTTTGCTGGCATATATGAAGATGGTCATGATGACTATCACGACTTGGGTAGTATGACGTCTGATCAAGTAGCAGAAGAAATTCCTTCTGAGCTCGATGAGATGTTTGGGATATCGGAAACGATAGCCGAATACGAAGCCGAGGAGGCAGAAGAAGAAGATGAAAACAAATAAAGAAAAGAATCAAGAGTTTGATGCCAAGCAGAAGGTGCGGGTGCGGCCAAAAGGCCCTACTTACAATTGGCAACCTCTGGAGGCTGTGATCCGGCAGTGGATCACTGGAAATAAATGAGCCGTTTAGAACTTTTTGGCAGGCCCTATACGATCTTTGATCCCGCTAACAAGGATCATCGTCGTTGGTATTATCAATTCGTTAAGACAAGCTCATGGGGTGCTTGCCCTGTAAGGTTTGTGGTCCCTGAAGATCACGGCGATTTGGTCACAATGATCCAGCGATGTTTGATCGCTCATTATGTCCAAAGTGAGTTTGAGCGTCCCAAAAAGGTTGCTCAAAAAGGTAGGAAAACGGTTGACATCAAACCGAAACGATAGTATAATTAATGCATACGTTGGGAAGGTCCTAACGTTATTTTTAAACACAGAAAGAGGCACACACAATGGCTACAGATAAACTTTTCAAGGTAGTTGGTATTTCTAAGAAAGACGGCGAGTACAAGGTTCGCTTTGCAAATGATATCATGCGTATCAAAGTACTTACAAAGGGTGGACACACAGACATCCGTTTGGCAGAACTGGACGAGCCCGTAAGCAAGATGGAGGCAGCTATTGCCCTTAAGGCCTTGGACGAGTTCCAGGACGTTGTGGCACAAGCTACTATCGTGGAGTATGTGGAGCGCAACACTCCCCGCACTAACCCAGTGTCAACTCCCACAGCAACTAAGAAGACAGTTGCCAAGGCGCCAGTTAAGGCTCGTGCCAAAGTTACTGAGGATGAAGACGCTCCGTTCTAATCCTGGCGTGACAACCAACAAGGGCCTATGTGCCCTTGTTTAACTTATAGAGAACTAAATGAACTGGGAATTGTACGAGGTTTGGTCCGTTGATGAAGATGGACACGAAGACTTGATCGATACCACAAAGAGCTTGAAAGAAGCTCGGGCAATCGCAGAAGCTAATCTAACTGACTACTATGTCGAGTGCATAGTCTACGCAGAAGATCAAGAAGGCGAACTTGTTGAGATAGAACGTATTAAATAGATTACCGGGCCCCTAGCTCATGTTGGTTAGAGCAGTGGACTCATAATCCATTGGTGCCGTGTTCGACTCACGGGGGGCCCACCAACCGTTGTAAAAATACAACATCTTTTTGGTTGACATTTCGAGCAGATGGTGCTATACTATAAACACTAAGAAAGCGAATGAACATGTTAACACAACGAACAATAGACGAATCCCTACAATGGTCCGGAGCAGGCTTCATTGTAGCGGGCCACGTGCTCAATGCCATGGGCCCAGCTGTATATCCCTACAACATCTTAACCTTTGCTGTGGGTACAGTCTTGTTCCTTACATGGGCCTTTAGGGTTAAGAACAAGCCACAGGCAATGGTCAACATCGTATCATTAGCCATAGGGCTAGTAGGGTTATACAAAGCATTAGGTTGACATTTTGGTTGACCGGTGCTATACTATAGGCTAAGTTAAACAAAAGGAGCGGCAATGGAAGATTTCAAAACGTGGGAAGAGATGACAGTGTTGGAGCAGTATGCTTGCACCTACTGGGACATGTACAAGGATGCCTACGGCGTTCGCCCACGTGGTATTGATACAAGCGCCTGGACAGAAGAAGACTTTGAGCGTGAGTTCTTCCAGTTGAGCGTGACCATTGCCGAAGAAGATCGCATCCGTAAAGAATCTGAAGAGCGTGCCCAACACGACTTTGAAATGCGGATCCTTAGCCTACAGCAAACGGGTGCTAAGACTCGTGAGATGGCCCTGCGTTGGATACACGAAGCAGAAGGTAGCAACGGTGATGACGAGTACTTGTGCTACTTGATTGGCCTGCCATATGGTTACTTTCGTCGGGAGACTGTATGAAGGGTTCGTTGAGACTGTTGCTGGGCTTTGTCCTGGTGGCCAGTGCTGTAGGAGCAGATGATGCCGCTCCCATTAGCGCCATCCTTTGGTACGCCTTCTTTGGCCTGCTGATCATGTGGTGGGGAGTAGAAGCAATGAAATCGGTTGACAATTCGACAAAGTGACGCTATACTATAGGTTAAGTTAAACAAAAGGAGCGAGCGATGAAAACAATCCAGGAAGTTAATAGTGCAATCATGTTTGGTACATGGACCAACGTAGAGCTAGCCAGCATGATTGATGCGGTCAAGTGGAACAGATCCCAACTGACCCGAAACGTAAAGAACTCGATCAAGCCAGGTCAAATGGTCAAGTTCACATCCAGCAAGACTGGCCAGACAATGGTTGGCGATGTCACTAAGATCGCCATTAAGTATGTAACAGTCCGTACCCCAGCAGGTATGTGGCGTGTTCCCGCTAACATGTTAGAAGCCGCTTAAGGAGCCCTTATGAACTACGACAATTTTGCCTCATTTGATATCAACGAATGCTGTGATCACTTTGACAGTGAGAAGCAAAGCAACTGGAAAAAGATCAACAAGTTCATCGTAGCAGATGGACAAGAGTTTGCTCATGTTATGGAAACAGAGTTTGACTTTGAAGAAACAGGCAGTCACGAGTACGAGGCCTTCCAAGCAGGCGTCAAGTATGCACTGAGCAAGATGAATGTGGCCTTTGAAGCCGCTAACATTGATCTCCAAGTGTGTGAGGTGGACTTGGTAGAGAGCATGGGATTCGTGTTAGTACGCTGTGATGATGAGCCCGAAGACTTTGTGAAACGAGTCTTGAAGAAGCCCATACCAATGGTGGAGAGCTGGGTATGAACGTACACTTTATTGATTCGGGCATTGCCCAAGACCTAGGCAACTGGGAAGTGGATGTTCACAGCTTCAAGATGGATCACGATGATGCTCCATATGCTATAGTAAGCAACCCATTCTTCCCCGGCGACAGCCTCAGAGCCGAGTACAATTTTTACAACAATTGCCTACAATGGGTGGTAGATATCAGTTGACATTTTGGTGAGATGGTGCTATACTATAGGCTAAGTTAAACAAAAGGAGCGAGCTGTGCAAGTTAAAGAACTGATTGAGATGTTGGCAGAGATGAATCCCGAAGCAGACGTACACTTTGCCTATAACTATGGCGACCACTGGCGCACAGAAGTGGCTCCCAAGTTGAGCCGTGTGGATGTGGGCAGTGTGGTATACAGTGACTACCACCGTATGGACAAGTTGATGGAAGAGCAGTACGATGTGGAGTTTGATGAGGAAACGGGTGAAGAGATCCGTGATGAAACCCTACGCCGTGTAGTGGTATTGAGTTGACATATTGGTGAACTGGTGCTATACTATAGGCTAAGTTAAACAAAAGGAGCGATAGATGATTACAGCACAAGAGATTGTTAAGGGCAAGGCCCTAGCAGAGCAAGCGGGCTTGGCCATGTATCAACGCATAGGCGAGCGCGATGCTTGCGGCTTTGGTTGGGTTGAGGTGTACGTGGATAGGACTAATAGTGCTCAGGCCAAAGAGCTATTGGCCGCTGGCTTCCGTAAGGACTACAAGCCCAAGTGCTTGACCATGTGGGATCCAGCTGGCGTGCCCACGCAGAGCATCAGCGTAAAGGAAGCGGGCGCTGAGGCCTACGCCGCATACCTACAGGCACTGGGACTCCGTGCATACGGTTGCAGTCGACTAGATTAAAAACGCCAGCGACTCTGCAACACGCCTGAGTCTCCCGTTCCTCCGGATAGAAATGTTCGGAGGTTTCTTTTTGGCGGTGGTGGTTACGATTAAGAAAAGATTATAGGGGTCGGGGGCTATACAAACAAAACTGTTGCGAAAAAACAACAGCGCAAACGTCTTAAAATTCCCCCGCTAAAAACGACCCATATGTGCAAAACCCCCCACCAAAACTCTAAGTACTTGTACACTATTTTTTGCGCGGTATCGAAATTAGTCCCAAGACCCCTTTCGGCATGCTATATACTAGTATGAACGCACATGATAATCAAACCGAAATAATCCGTGGAAGAGCCTATCGCTACGATCCAGACCTTGATGCTTACTATGCTGTACCGGAAGCTGAAAGCACCATCAGTAAGTATGCTTGGATTGTAGTCTGTATGATACTGGCCATTGCTTGCTACTGTATAGAAAACTTCATGGGTACTGTATGATGTGTGTGCAATTTTTTTGCGCAGAATTTTTTTTACCCTGTATACCCCGTTCGGCACGTTATTAAACCATGCAAGTACCTTTGACACCAAAGCCACTAGATTTTGTAGATATTCAAATCATACTGGAACTCATACTCTACTCATTAACCACAGTGACTACACAGTAAGATACAGTGAACACAGTAATTACAATCCTACCCAAAAGGCGCACACTTGCAAAAATTTTTTGCGCTGACGCTTCGCGTGTAGAGTATCGTCCAACATTCCCCCTGGGCTCTTGTGTATGAATTAAATATAGTATGGATCCAAATAGACACAAACATAACCTTCAAATAATACCAAGAGAACACAGCGTAGTTTTTGATTTTGGTACTTATAGAGCTGGCCATGTAATGGGCCATTATCGCCATTGCCAAGATCGAGATCGTTATATACCAAGAGAACATGATATTAACTGGGACGACATCATCTTTGTTGATTTCAAAATGCTGGACATAACTGAACTAGAACTAGCACGTGGGGATCTTCAACGAATACTTGATAATGCACAGCCCATTAAGGTCCTACATCTAGCTTGTAATAACCCCACCCCAGAATACAATACCATGATTCAAGATGCTAAGTTCTTTAAAGATATCACTTGGCGGGGTCAGTTGATCATGGAATACTACTACCACAACTATCCCGGGGAAATTGCTCCCGTTGTTGAGCAACTGACTGCCCTCGTACCTCCAGGGGTAGCACAAGCTGATTTTTACATTGACGGAATGAATCTACACATACCCTTATTATGAGACACTACTACGTACTAACAGCAGATCCACGCATTGGCGATGTGTTCAACTTTATTGACCATCACAAGCTACGTTTTGAAGTACACCTAAACCGCACTCGTTTTTGGGTACCAGAGGGATCAGTGCTTACTGAGTTTGTACTACGTTTGGGCACCTGTTGCCATTATGTGGATGAAACAGTTGACTTATCCACTGGCATGTAATATACTTGTAATATAAATATTACTACACAATTTAAGGGGAACGCCATGCACTATGTCTTGACCACTACCAAGGGCAATGAGTATAAGTTTTACATATTGGCCTGCGCAGAAACATATAGAGCTATGTGGGGCGGTACACTACGTGGCGTTGACGATGAGTACACCATACCCCCTCCACAAGAGATTAAGCCGCATCTCCGTTTAGTAGCCTAGTAATATAGCTCATGCTTTCTTTCACTTCCCAAGTGCCGTGTGGTGGGCAATGGATAAATGTAACGTCTTCAACTACAGCCGCTTCATCTTCAACAGCTTCTCTGGTCACTGTGGCAGTGAACATGCTCACAATGATGTCGCCGTTTAGCACAACTTTCTTGTCCTTGTGTGCTGGTGCAATATTGGTTAGGGTAATAAACATGGGTTTTCCTTTTAGTTACATACTTAGTTAAATATACACATGCCCTGCATACATATTGAATTTGGCATTGATGATAGGCTCAAACCCCTGGGCTACATAGTGGGAGAACTCAATAGGGAGTGTTGGCTAGTGGACTTGGCTGGATTGGGCATTGACTATGTGAGAATCACGGACACTGACATAGTAATAGCAGATCGAGATCTAACCAAGTTGATATTATTTTATCCCACCAGTGAATTACAGATAACTACTATATGAATCCAAGTATAAGCACACAATACTCCAACCCCGACGATGCCGGAGCCACTAGCAGTCCCGTGGGATCAACTTCGCATGATAAAAAGACGCCCGATCTTACGCCTGACATACAGAGAGTGTACGCACAGTTGGAACTGCTACAGCGTAACTACAATAGATTGGCTAACCGTGTAAGGGAATTGGAAACTAGATTAGAACTGGTCAATCAAAGAATGAATTAATGCTCGGCCTGTTGTTGTTTTAGTTCAACAACATCCTTGGCAATGGCATACTCAAAGTTCCAAGTATCCGCATTTTCTCTGACCAATTTGGCGCCGTTACGTTCATGGAACTTGCGGGCCATTTCTGTTTGTGGGCTCAAGGTCACCATCTTGACAATGCTTTCGGGCAATTGGTCACGTAGCGCAAAGATCAGCTTTTGTGCCGCTCCCGCACTGTAACTCCAAATGGTATAGGCCACTGCCACTGTTAGCTCGCCCACTGGTGGACTTAGTAGTGTGTTCTCACTGTCTGGAACAGCATCACAAAGCGCAACACACACCGCACTACGTATTGAATCTTCTTCACACCATAGATAAATCTTGGCTCTATCGTTGATTCTGTCTTCGATGGCTATGTTGGGACGCACTGGATCATCTTTGATTATTGCAGTACGTGGATCATCTACGTGTGTGATACAATCAAGCATTTTAGTGCCGTTTCCTTTTTGTTATGTGTTAATGCTTGTATTTATAAAATTAGCATATTATATGTCATCTGAGCCCATGTTGTTGAGTAACTGTCTAAGTTTTGTACTTTCAACCTGTGCTGTAATCTTGGGAGCGTTGGCGCCATCTTCCAATGCCGCTGGAGTCACTGTGCTTTGACGCTGTCTAATCGTATCCAACATACTGCTACCTGGTCTAGTGGCAGCACCGTTGACATCTTCAGTTTCATCCAAGTCCCTAATACGCAAACTGTCCAAATCAAATTCCAAATCAATCTTCATACCAACACCACTGCTTGATCGTGTTTTCATTAGTTGTATTTGATAACGTCCCCGCTCACGCATAGCACGACTTGTAAAAATACCAAACACGTTGTCCGCAGTTTGGATCTTACTCAATCCACCGCTGATATGGCTGTGATCAAACTCCACTTCTTCTACTGCACCCCTATTCAACTGTGCCGCTGTGACAAACACACAGTTCTTTTCCACTGCTAGGTTACGCAGTTCTTCACTCACATACTTGTCCTTGATAAACAAGTCTGCTGGTGAAATCTTCTTACTAATAGGCATTAACAAGTCCAAATAGTCCACTAGTAGTACATCTACCTTGTGTCCCATTTTGATTTCATATTCTTTCAAGTAAGCACGTACATCGTTTGCAGTCTTACCACTGGGCATGTATTTGACTTGAAAGTGTCCCGACTTCTTGCCAATCACACGCACTTTCATTTCAACATCATCAATGCTTTTAAAAATCTCTCTAGTGGGGATTCCAGTAAGCATACTGTCCACACGCATACTGACCAACTCTTCACTCAGTTCCAATGTTAGATATATTACATTAAGTCCGGCCAATGCCCAGTTACAGCCTAGATTAGCCAGGAACAAACTTTTACCTGCTCCCGATCCGCCTGCAAAGATGTTGAGCTCACCTCTGTTCATTCCACCAAACAATCTATCATCCACGCTTTTCCAACCTGTACTCACTTGTCCATTCTTGTCTTTGATCTTCATCAAACGTGCTCTAGGATCTAAAAAGTAATCAGTACCCATGTCTTTTTGCAGACCAATTTGCACTGCCTGTTTGATCTTTTCTTCTACTGGACCATACTCACCCTTTTCCAATAAGTCTGCACTTTCAAGAATGGCACGTTCAAGACCCTTGTGTCTAGTAAACGTTTCAAAGTCGCTGAGTAACCAATCAAAGTGTTCATCACGCATATCCGTGATTGTTTTAAAGTCACTGCCAGTTGTTGCATTGATAATGTCTGGAGTGGGTAATACATTGTGTTCGCTTACATAGTGTTGTAGAAACTCCGCGGGCTTTTGTAGCTTTCTATCAAACAGCGTGGGATCAAAGATGCTTTGGCAACGCACATAAGTCTGTGCATCTGCCAACATCATTTCCAAATATATACGCTGTACATCATATCCGTAATCTACGTTTTGTTTCATTGTTCTTTCCTAAACCAATTTCTTGATTGTAATTTAATTTTAAGTTCTGTTTGTACTGCGGAGTTAATAATTAGCCATAGTGTAGCTGGTCTTCCCAAGATCCTGACAGCATCATTAACGTCTTTAATACCTTCGGGCCATGGTGGGAAACTTACACTCCATCCAAATTCAATTGCCTGTTCCACAGTCTTTTCTCCAGCGGCATCCCTATCTGGAACTAGAATGATCTGTCTCTGTAGTTGATTGATCAGCAAGTGTTGACCCTGCTTGATCTCACTGCCCAACAGGGCTACTCCGTCAATGCTGATAGCATCAAACGGTCCTTCACATACTATAACATACTTGCGGTCCCAATGTTGCCTATCTAGGTTAAACACATAGCCAGGCTGTTGCTCACTTAGATACTTGGGCATCTGTCCGTTAACACTACGAGCAGTCCAACCCACAACTTGTTTGTTATGATAAAACGGAACTATGAGTCTACTTCTAAATCCTAGATCATTGCTCCAATAAAATGGATAGTCTTCTAAGTATAATGCTCTACTGTTGATATATTCCAACACGGGCATTAGATGTTTGTTTACTTTGTTTTCTAACCAGTGCTCAACGGGCTCACTGTTTAAGGGCAATGCTCTAGGAGTGAATGTGGGTACCAGTTGTAGTTTACTTCCCAATTCAGAATCTTCCTTAACACGCATGGCATCAAATACCATTTTGTTAATGAGATCGTCGGGTATGCTGAGCCAACGCATTAGATTCTTAAGTTTTGGTCCAACCAATCTTCCAGGTTGCCAACTGCTTTTGAATCCACAGTTAAAGCAATGATAACTGACAGCATCACCGCCATTTATGATAAAGCCACCACGCATACGCTTGTCAACGTTGTTGCCATTGTGTACGCAACACGGAGCATTGAAACTGATCCACCCACTAGGGGTGTGTTTTCGCTTGGGAGGTAAGTAGGCTAGTAGTGTGTCGGCGATAAGGCTCATATGCCTTATTTTAACTGGCTACAGTGAAAAAGTCAACAGTTCCGGTTGTATTGATGTAACTAACTCGTATATATGTGTAATCGGCTATGTTAATATCCGTAAACAACACTGGAGTACTTCTAGCCACAGTAAATGTTTGAGTTTGAATAATTATTGGATGTAGAAACGCTTCATGTCCGGTTACAATATTTTTGGTTGCTTCAATGGTAACGGAACCAGTAAAGCCAGTAACCGATACGGATACATCAATAGTGGTAGTCGGTGTTGCTTCATAATACTTGACTGGTATTGCGCTACTGTAGTGTGTTATAATCCTATCCGATATGGCCAATCCCTGATAGTTTGTTTGTTGTTGAAAGTCGTCGTAACGCTGTATTGGTCGTGTTACTGGAAGCACTCCACCAAGTAGTTCAAGTGTGCCGTGAGCACCAAATCGTGTGTCACCGTACAACACAGTCTTAGTTGAGTCGTTGTTAAGCATATACACACTAAACTTCAAATACTGTGCTTGTAATGCCGTTGTGTCTGCGGCGCTGATTGTTACCTTAGCCAAACCTTTGACACCCACAGTACTGCCATCATCCAGCACAGTGGCCGTGTATGTATTAACTTCTTTATCAGTTTGATCCATAACCACAAACTTGATTGTCTTACCGTAAATGTCTATGCGCTTTTGATCAGCGTTTTTAACATCCAGTTCAATGACGTTGTCCACGCCTTTATAAATTTTTATTGGTCTTTGGTACACAATTTTCCACTCCACAGGGTAGGCCGCGTCCAACACTATCACATCTGCCATGAGTTGGATTCGATTTGAATATAAATAACTTGAAATTTTTTGCATTGGAAGCCTCAACATATATTTATATGGTTAAACTAAGACAGACCACAGAACAACAATTACCCTTTATTAGCGTTATTAACTACGGGGAGTTAGAGTACGTCGGTATCATTATAAATCAGGATCAGTACGTAACCAGCTTTTACGACATTGATGCTATTAAAACGCCTGATGAAAAGACCATATTTTTAGAAATAGGTGAAACATGGTGGTGGGAAAGTAACAGACAAATCCCAATAAACATATTTCTTCGCCGTGAAATAGAACCTTTTCGATACTGTATTAAGACTTTTAACAGTAAAGATGTACGTATATTACTGGGACCAGTTGTTAACTTACTAAACTTATCAGTTAGACGCATCAAACGAAAAAGCGTTCAACTGGTACGCAAACGTTAACTATACCCGTAACTGATGCTTTCACAGATCTGATTCATCTGCACCACTATGGCTGTGGCATAGGCCACAGCATGACTCTTCTTAAAATGGTACTCACCAGTCGCTGGTTTCTCCCATATCTGTTCCATAATATCTTTCTTCGTCATGTCTTGTAGGTGTCGCTTGCCTGGGCGGATCAAGGCTAGGCACACGGCCAGTTCTAAGATACTCGTTGGCTTCTGCTTGCGTAGCAAGTCGCCATACCCGTTTATGTGAAACAATAAACTCGTAAAACTGTCGTCCTGTAGTAGATCCCATAATGGTTCTGTCTCCATAAGTTTTATCAAATGCGCTTCGTCTCGTACATGTTCATACACACCAACATTTAAAAAGTCAATTTTAAAATAGCCTCGATCTTCTGCTGTTTTGTAATCAATGCCCGCAATGTTATTAACGGGATCATAGGGAATACGATGTGCATAAATGCCTGTGGCATGTGCAACTGGACTATTGTCTGCAAGCCGCATGGCCTTAACGTGCTCTAGTTTGTTAAGAGCAAGATCTCTATTAGCAAAGTCAATATCAATATCTGGCATTAGTGTTTTACCGGTGACTCAAAAAGTTTTAATGGCAACTCATCAATCATTCTGTCTGCCCATTCGTTAGCAAAGTCTACATCATCAAAGCCTGTAAACTTTACATATACTGCTAGGTCTTCTTCACTTACTATTACTTCCATGTTTAATGGAACTGGTTCTGAACTCATAGGTTTGACTCCTTGGCAACTTGCCTAACTAAGTCTACATCATCACTTAACTTTTTAAACTGCTTGATCCAATATGGCGGATCAATCATTGTACTTATCGCAGCCAATTGTTCATCACTGAAGTTGGATAATAGTTTCTTTCCTGAGCTACAGTTTAACAATAACCAAGGACTTATCTTTCCATCCTTGACATCAAACACTGCTCTGTTAACACTTACGTAATTGAAATAGTGATGCCACACGCTGTTGTTCTTGTCAGCCCATTCCATCATATGGCCAATACTTCTTTGCAGTGCAGTCTCAACACTTTCTGTTTTAATCAAATGTAATACATATTGTTCATACAGTCCATCTCTGCACCAATGATCCAATCTAACTCCGCTCTTAACAACATAGTCTATGTATTGATCTGGGTATAAGGGATTGACATTACTAACAAAGCTACCAAACTTAACAAATGCATTGTAGTAGGAACTGTGTGCAAATTCGTCATAAGTTTTAATCTTGTCTTGCTTTTGTGCTATTTGATAAAACCTAACATATGCTTGATAGCCAATCTGAACATGCTTCTCACCTTTGGCAAGATGCCTACGCTTTTGCTCACACATATGCACAACTAAAGTTTTTTCTTTAGAGAACTTGTTTTTGCAGTGTTCACAAATATATGGTTGATCAATCACTTTTAACTGTAGCATTAGAAAAACTTATCAATTTTTTTATCGTCCCAACATTGTTCTTGTGCTAGATGTTTTAGCTCTTTGGTAGTCATCATGTCTGCTAGCATTTCTAATTCATCCATCTTTCTACTGGGATACATCTCTTGTAGAAGTTTTAATTTTTTACCTTCACCGGCTTTCTTTTTATTGCCAATCCATTCATGGAAGTATGCCTGTTTGTTTTCATAACCACAGCAACATAGCAGTTGCCACAACAGCTTTGGATGTTTGTACAACAAGTTCCAATGCTTGTTAAAATATTCATTTGTGGCCAATACAAAGTGTTCTTGTACTTCTCTGTTGCTGGTCCGTACACTACTGACATATCTATTGAGCAAGAAGAATTTCACATCTTTCCGTTGTTCTTCATCAAACAAATCCCAAAGGTCTCTACCGCCTTGATCCACTGCTTCCAATATATCTTTTAGTGCTAACTTACTCATAATGGTTTATCCTTGCTAAGCCTATATATCATTATAGCACGATCTAGAGCCTTTTGTAAAGTGATATTGGTACGTGCTTCTCTCCGAATCTCACCCCACATTTTATCTTCCATTATGTGTTCGTGTAATGGTCTGCCGTCATTGGTGCGAGGATCTGGTTTATTTTGCATTTGGTATTTGTATCCAATCAATTTGCGATCAGTTTTGCCAAACTCGCGAGCGTACACCTCATCACCATTTTGCTCGTATATGTAAGTTGCGCCGGGTGTTAGTGTACCCATACTAATCTTTATTTTTCTGCAATCTTTTTAAATCCACATCTACCATTTCTTTAATCAATGTTTCAAAATTTGTTTTTGGTTCCCATCCTAAAATCTTCTTAGCTTTTGAACTATTACCACAGAGACTATGTAGTTCGGCAGGACGTTTGAATCTAGGATCAGACTCTATATATTTTTTCCAGTCAACAATGCCAACATGATTAAATCCAATGTTTAATAAATCAGTAATGCTATGTTGTATTCCTGTGCTTACAACATAGTCACCTGGTTCGTCTTGTTGAAGCATCATCCACATGGCTTCCACAAAGTCACCGGCAAATCCCCAATCTCGTTTAGAATCCAAATTACCCAAGACGATTTTATCTTGCAGGCCTAGCTTAATTCGAACAATACCGTCTGTAACTTTACGTGTTACAAATTCTCTACCACGAATAGGACTTTCGTGATTGAATAAAATTCCACTAGATGCATGGATACTATAACTTTCTCTAAAGTTAATAGTCATCCAATGTGCATATAATTTGCTAACTCCGTAAGGACTTCTCGGTTTAAAGGTTGTATTTTCATCTTGCATTTCACCGTTACTGTTGCCGTACATTTCGCTAGTACTTGCTTGATAGAATTTAGTAGTTGGGCTATTACTTTGAATTGCATTTAGAATATTCAAAGGACCAATACTATTCACTTCAGTGGTTAATTTATTAAGATCCCAACTAGCACCAACAAAACTCTGTGCCGCTAAATTATAAAATTCGTTAGGTCTAATAGATTTTACAAGATGATTCATTGAGTTTTCATCAGTTATATCACCCGTTATCAATTCGACATCGTTCTCAATTCCTAAAAATTTAATATTATCTAAGTTGGGGTTACTGTATCTTTTTACTAACCCGTACACTTGATAACCTTTTTCTAATAATAATTTTGCTAGATACGGTCCATCTTGACCGGTCATTCCTGTAACAAATGCTTTTTTCATGTTAACCCTTTTGATTGTTGTATACCTGCTCTACTACCAATTTCACCAATGCTAATGAGTCAGTTAGGTCTCTAGCATCATTACCAATAAAGAATCCGTTTGCATCCACATACTCTGCATTTTTAAGAGATCCGTTTGTTCGATAA